TATATACGGGATTTAGACCCGCATTTTTGCTTATTCGCGCATCAAGCATTGTTGAAAGTTGGTTTCTATTTGATGTGGCTCGTGGAACATACAACGACAATATGCCATTTATTCAAGCCAATACAAATGGCCCTGAATATGCTTTTGATACGCCTGAAATTATGTCAAATGGTTTTAAATTAAGCACAAACAATGCCTCAGTAAACGGCAATGGGAACACAATGATTTATGCCGCTTTTGCAGAATTTCCATTTAAATATTCACTTGCACGATAGGACTTAAAAATGTACGCACTTATTGAAAACAATGCAGTTACAAAAGTTGGTGAATTGGCAATTCTGTTTCCCGATACATCAAACCCTAATGCTTCATTTGCGGCAGAACAAGGCGCATTAGAAGTTGTAGAAGGCGAACAAAAAGACCAACGATTTTATTGGGTAACTTTTGACAAGTATGAAGTAACTGGCAATGTTGTTACACGCACCTACACCAATACGCCAAAGGCTTTGGAAGATGTAACAGAAACGCCTGAAGGTTCTACAGAACCCGTAACAACCAAAGGCTTGAAATCACAATGGATTGTACAGGCTAAATTAACTGCTAATAGCCAACTTGCATCAACTGATTGGATGGTCATTCGCAAAGCAGAACGCAATGTAGATATTCCCGCTGATGTTGTTGCAGAACGTGCAAAAATTATTGCTGACTGTACGGCTAAAGAGGCGGCTATTACTGCGGCAACAAGCATTGATGAATTGATGCAAGCACTATCAAACTAAACTACAAACAAGATATGACATTAAAAATAGCAGTTTACGCAATCAGCAAGAACGAAGAAGAATTTGTAAACCGATTCTGCGATTCGGCTAAAGATGCCGACATTATCCTAATTGCCGATACGGGTTCTACTGATAGAACGGTAGAACTTGGATTAGAAAACGGCGCGGTAGTTCACGATATTTTCATTTCGCCTTGGCGGTTTGACAAAGCCCGCGATACCGCCTTAGCCTTATTGCCGCGTGACATTGATGTTTGTATTTCGCTAGACCTTGATGAAGTAATGATGGAAGGTTGGCGCAAAGAAATCGAACGCGTTTGGCAAGAAAACACAACGCGCCTACGGTACAAATTTGATTGGGGATGCGGCATTAGTTTCTTCTACGAAAAAATCCATCACCGTAGTGGCTACCATTGGCATCACCCCGTACACGAATACCCCCGCCCTGATGGTCGCATCACGGAAATCTACGCCCATACCGATATGCTATTGGTTAAGCACTTGCCCGACAATACCAAATCCCGCGGGCAATATATGCCTTTGCTTGAACTAGCAGTTAAAGAAGATGTGCATTGCCCCCGTAACGCGTTTTATCACGCACGGGAACTAACTTTCTATGCCCGTTGGCACGATGCCATTACAGCGTTAAATAAGTACCTTGCAATGCCCGAAGCCAATTGGCAAAACGAACGATGCTATGCAATGCGTTTGTTAGGTAAAGCGCACGATGAATTAGGCCAATCGGTAGAAGCGCATAAGTGGTATCGCCTAGCGATTGCTGAAGCGCCTAACACCCGTGAACCTTGGTGCGAACTGGCGATGTTCTGTTACCGCCGTAGCCTTTGGGTTGAATGTTATTCAGCGGCTAAATCAGCGTTGGAAATCAAGGATAAGGCTTTGGTGTACACAATGAACCCTGAAGTTTGGGGCGCACAACCTTATGACTTGGGTAGCATTTCAGCATGGCATCTTGGCCTAAAAGAAGAAGCAACACAACTTTTACAAGAAGCAATAAAATTAGCCCCTGATGACCAACGATTGAGGAACAATCTTCAATTTATGGACGCTGATTTCAAAACCTTTGATGTGATAAATCATGAACGAAACGGAAGCCAGGCTTAACAGCCATGAAGCCATATGCGCCCTGCGCTATGAACAAATTAACGCTCGTTTAAAACGACTAGAAGGCATTCTGATTAAAACCGCAGGCATTATGTTGGTGTCAATGGCGGGTGTAATTTGGGCGTCTATTACAAATTTCACCAAATAAATGTTGAAAAGAGCCGACCATGCGTTATTTGGTGGTCGTCTTTTTGGCCCTGACAGCATCTGCGCAAAACGGATGTAACGTCCAAGACTTTTATGGATTGGCATGGTCATGGCACAATCCATCTGAACGACATCAAAACTTACTTCGTTGGTTGCATTTCAATGGCGAAAGATGCACTAAGGAACAACTGGTAGTCATTTGGAATAACTTGCCCGAGTGGGCAGGTACTGCTGATAGTGCAGAGATAAGACAAAAAATCATATCTCTGTATCAACTATTAGTGGCTAAAGAATCCAAATGATTCAGTTACGTAAATGGTATCCGTTTGTTTTTCCAAAAGAGTATGACGTTAAAGCGGTTGCTTTTGAAAAACGAGCCGAACGATTGGATTATGAATACAAACTGGCGGTGGAATACGAAAAAGTAAACAAGGCAGTTGACGCGCTTGAGATTGAGTTGTACAACAAACGAGCAAGACAACATACGATTGAACTTGAGATATTTAACAACACACGCCGTTTTGATAAATACGTATGACTTGGGACGACAGATATTATGCAAAACACCAAAGACAAACTGGTCTACACAGTAACAATTTGCGTGACGCTGACCCTGTGTATCTCCGTGTTAAGCATGGTGGTCTCCTTTATGTTGGGGCTATGGGCAAAGGAAGTGGACAACGCGGAAATCTTCAAAATGATTTCACCAGCATTCAGCACCCTAATTGGCGGCATGATTGGATTCCTGAGTGGTATCAAACTGAACCAAGACGACACCGATAAATCAAAGGAGAAAACAAATGATGGGTTTAGATGCGATATTGAGTATCGGAACGAAACTAGTAGACAAGTTGATTCCGGACCCCGAGGCGAAAGCAAAAGCACAGTTTGAACTGACAAAGATGGCTCAAGATGGTGAGTTGGCTAAGATGGCCAATGAAGCCAAGATGTATGAAGTTGAGCAGGAAAACGTCACCAGACGCGCCGAAGCCGACATGGCTAGTGACTCATGGCTGTCCAAAAATATACGCCCTATGACGCTAATATTCCTGTTGGCGGCCTATTCTGGGTTTGCCATTGCATCCATCTTTGAATATGAGACACGTGGTGCATACGTAGAATTACTAGGCCAGTGGGGCATGCTCGTGATGTCCTTCTACTTTGGTGGCCGCACCATGGAAAAAATTGCAGAAAAGGTTAAAAAATGACTGAACACTTTACACTTGATGAACTGACCCACACCGACCACCGCACGTTGGACAACACGCCCAATGAGGCCGAACTGGCAAACATTCAACGATTGGCTGAATTCCTAGAGCAGGTCAAAACCCTGCTTGGCGGCAAACCCATTATGGTCAACAGCGCATTTCGGTCTAAGGCCGTGAACGACGCCGTGGGCAGTAAAGACACATCCCAACACCGAATCGGTTGTGCGGCAGACATTCGAGTGCCAGGCATGACTCCGGACGAAGTGGTGCGTGCCGTGATTGCCTCAGACTTAGGCTACGACCAAGTGATCGAGGAGTATTCCCGATGGACGCATATCAGCATTCCAAATGAGGAAGCCCGCGCACCACGCAAGCAAGCCCTCATTATTGACAAACAAGGCACTAGGATATTCGCGTAAGCGCTTCGGTGGTCAGGTCGAGCAACTCATGCTCACTGATGCCGTAGTGCTTCTCGAATCCCTTGTGGCCAAGCCCATGGACGCCCGTGTTACCGCGATGATGTTCTGGGCATAGACCAATGACTGGGGCATTGTCCCTGCGGCCTCCAAAACGCCGGATGTGGTGGATTTCACACGGTGTTCCCGCATGACCGAGGTAGTGGCATAAAATGCATCCAATTGATGCGACTGCGTCATAGTGTTTCTTGGTAGTATTTTTCATCAAATGCGTTTAAAGCAGACTGCGGAACAGAGTAAAACTCGCCTCGACCGACATTCACAAGATTCTCAGGTCGAAGGAATTTGCCGCGCCCAATCCATCCGACAATCCGAACGTGAGATGGATGAATTTCGGTTAAGACAAAAACGTCGCATGGCTTTTCGACAGACCACTTCACGGCGTTAAGATTTCCATCGGCAGTATAGGTACTTTTGACGTCCACGGTCCGGCCATCACGCAGGGTCAAGTCAGCCCCAAACTTGCGAAAATCACAGTTAAGGTCAAAACTTAGATTCAGGGTCTTGGCCACAGCGTACTCGGTGATGACACCGTTGATAGACATCTGCAAGGAATTCTGCGTTTCGTCCTGCTTGCGTTCCTTGCCCTGCTGACTGGTGATGTTGTACCGCATCTTTCCGATGTACATGCAGATATCCAGTTCGGTGACCGTGAGGTATCGGTTAATGTACCGTTTGTTGTGATTCATAAAACGACAACCTCTCTGGCCTTGCTTGCAATCCGTTGACGAGTCTTAATGATGTACTTCTCATACTCACTGCGCGGGATGCTACGGCGCTGAAGGTCGTGGTACTCAAAAACCTCGCGTAGGGCGTTTATTCCCTCGCCTGTCAGTCCCATGCGCATCGTGTTCTGATAACGCAATGCGGCCTCTTGTAGCGCGTCCTGCGCACGTTGGCAAAAGGGTAGGGCCTCAGGACCCACGCCGTCCATGGACATGACCTCGGAGATATTCATCATGTCGACCAACTCCTGCCAGTCTTGAACCGTCCCCCAACCCTTGGTCATGGCATCAAGTGCGGCCAACT